CATCTGCCCCAAAGCTCCGAGCGGACTCCCCGGTTCAACAGCTTTTGAAACGTTTGGCAGGTTCTTTGCCACCATCTCTGCCATCGCCATTTGCTGTGCCTCAGCTTGAGCCTGAGCTCTCTCTTCTCTAATTGCCTGAACTTGTTCCACTGTCCGTATTGCTTTCGCAGGCCAGCCAGAAACCTTAAGAATTTCTCTTGTAGTTTCATCCACATCAATTAAATCTGCTGCTTGTGGGTCTATCTTTAACATGGGTTCAAGAGCCCCTATGCCCTGGTAAATGCCCTGTGTCTTTAGAATCCTCTTTTGCGCCATCGCCAGCGGGCCCATATAGTCCACTTCTATCCCTTGTCCGGCAAAGGAGGCCAGTATTTCTGGAAGATCAGGCATCCGGCCAGCTCCCGTCTCCAAAGAATCAACCATATCGATGATGGGTTGTAATCGCTCGGCAATCATCTGCCCAACCGTAGGCATCATAACAGAGGCCTTTTCACCCTGCATTTCCATGACCTGCGGAACCGTAAGCTGCCGGCCTTCCATCGCGGCCTTGGATAGCATCATGAAAAAGTCAACGTTGAAATGGTCTTTAATAATCTGACGGACTTTCTCCTCCCTGTCTTCTGCTATGGCAAAATTCACCCCTTGATTTACTGGATATATCCTCTCGTCTTCTTTTTCGTAGTAGTTTTTACCACGCGGGTTCATCCTGACCTTGCCCTGAAATTTTTTGTGCACCATCAATGGCGGCTCTACTGCCAGTTGTGCGGCATTAAGCATGGTCTTGCTCATAACATTGAGTTTCAGGATGTCAACGATGGCATCCATTGCGCACGACCATCCGTACGGGCCTGATGTCTTACGCCATCGCCAGACGGAATAGGGCATCCGGTCATAGCCGTCTTTTCTGAGAACATGTTCCTTGTTGCCAACTTCAATATAAATTGAAACAAAGGCTTTGTTGTTCTTCCCAATCTTCGGTTTGAATATCCCGTTTTCAAAATACATTTCCTGGTCGTCACGCGGGAAACAGGCATGGATAAACTCATATTCTGTGTAAGGATTCCTGTCCAGTTGAGTCCGAAGTGTCTGCGACAACAATTCCTTGTCAAACATCTGTGCGGCTGCTCTCGCGGTGAGCTTGAATTTCCTAAACACGGTATCGACAACGCCATATCTGCTCTCTGCTATCCAGACTTGCCCCGGATCAACAGACAGGAAATTTATCCTCTTCCCCGGAACGTCTTCCTCCCCGTAAAGTGTTGCTGTACCTATTGAGGACGCGTCGCGGATATCTGTGTTAATCTCACTATAAAAGTTAGAGCGTTGAAACCCGGAATACATAACATCCTCTTTGGCCTCCAGCCATTCTTTTACCTCTGGTATCTCATCTAATCTGCCGTTATATTGACGCATAGCAGAGGTACGCGGGAATGTGATAACATTGGGTAGCGTCAGGGTGAACCATCTTTGCGCCTGGCTTACGGTGTTGCCCTGCATTCCGTTGACTAACAAATTCCACGCAGCGATAGGGGAACCGTCGAAAACATTAATGTTGGCCTTCTTCCCGCGCTGCTGATTCTGCCTGAAATTATATCGGTCGTATGCAAGATAGTCGATAACGTCCTGCCACAGCGGCTCATAATCGCGCCGAATCGTCTCCAAATAACCCTGGTGTTTGGTTATTTCATCAACAGCCTCGGTATCTTTCATTTTCCAGACTTCGCTTAATTGGCCCACTTATTCTTATTCCCCCAACAGTGTTTTTCTTTGAAGAGGCGCCTCTTCAGTGACCCCTTCTCCGCCTGTTAGCCAGGTTGACTTTCGCCCCCTTTGCTTACGTAAAAGCTCAGCCTCTTTAGCTTTCGCTGCCTGTATTTCGGCATCATTCACAGTCGGCGGCGGTGGTGTATATACTATCGGCGGCGGTGAACTCCCTCCTCCCATAAATCCCATTTAAAAACCTCCTACTCTCCGAGCAATGTTTTTTTCTTTGCTACCCCGGAATCAATACTTTTGTTAAGCGGAGATAACGATAGATAAGTATTGCTATTTTCTGATGATGATTTTGTGTCTCTCCGCTTCTGCTTTTCTAACTGTTCATTATCATATACTGTTCTAAAAATGTGCCCAACAGGGAACTTATCCCTATGAATAAAACTCATAACCTCTCCTCCCTATTGCGGCCAAGCGGATCGTAGTTGTCATCCTCTGACGGATGGAAATCTCTTATCTGTTGAGCAGGGACATACCGCGCTACATCATGCCCGGACATGCATAAATATCTGGTTGCATCTAGTAAATGGTCATTATCCTTAACTATTTTACCCTTTTCGTCACGCCTGTAAATCCGGAACTCCTGAAACCAGCCCGACATCGAGCGGAATACCTTAAGCCTCCCCGTGCTCATCCGTTGCCACAAGGCAAATATTCCGGTTTCTACAGTGTTATCTGCCTCGTACAGATCAAGACCCGACGCTCTGTACTCATCGAGTAGGCTCTTGCCGTCCCTCTGGCTCGCAGCCTTACTGGCCGGGTCGATAACACCTGCCATCCAGTCTCCACGTGAGTTTATCGCATCTACGTGCACTGATGGCTCTGCGTGTCCCCTCTTGTACTCTCCGCACAGATATAAAATATCCTGTTCCTGATCCCACGCACCCCAGACCGCTGCCGTCCAATTCCATCCGACATCCATTCCGTACGCCCTCGGAAAATAATCCGGCAATCTAAAATCATCAACGGTGATGTCCTCTTCCGCGATAGGATAGATTGCGCCGGAACCCAGCATGGGAATGCCTTTTGACCGGGCATCTCGCTGATACAGCGGATAAGACTCCAGCAGGGCTTTTTTGTCCTCCTCGGACAGATGGGGAACATCATCCCAGCCTGCTTGTATGATAAACCGTGCGCCCGAATCATCAGGGCGGCCACCGGGCAGGAACTGCATGACTGTTGCACTCATCCCCTCCAACGGGGTGAATGTTAGCATAATCATGCCCGCAGGCTCTCCGGGCACTGTTGACATGGTGCGCGTGAGGCACTCAGTGTAAATGTCAATTGGGGGCTCCTCGTCGAGCAGAATCACATCTTGATGTGTGCCCTCAAACGACTTCCGACCTTGCTCATAGCTCTTAAGTTGCAGGTGAGATATGCCGCCGGAGGCATGCTTAACGCATACAGACTCGATTGAGTCCTTAACGCTGCCGGCCTTCTTTGCGGGCTCTCCGACGATCGTCTCTCCCGGAATCAACCCATAGCCGAGGGCCTGCACCGGGCCTAAGAGCTTATCCTGTAGGATGTCGCGGACTGTCTGCCCTGTGGTGCCTACCGCCCAGGCATGTATTGGACTGTCAAACCGCCTGCCAACCCACCAGACTGGATAATTGCCTGTGAGGTGCAGAGTGAGCTCGTAGCCGCCGCACCCCTCCGTTTTTCCGATGCGATTCGCGGCGCACATGCACCGCTCGCGGTAGGTCGCACCAGCAGCAAAAAAAGCTGTGTGCTTAGGATACAGCTCGCGCCGGAGCGGGCCTGTATCCGGGTAATAAGTAAGGATTTTGCGCAAAGAGTCACGCCTGCGACGCTCAGTTAGCAGCTCTAACGCCTCAATCTTTTTTTTCCGCTCATACCAGGATAGCTTTGCCGTCTTGTTTTTAGTTTTTGCACCTTTTTTTATCATTGTTACTAAGGCTCCTGTTAACCTCTCTTGCCTCTTACTCCATAGCTCTAACCCATATCGACAAACAACGTACCTATTACCTGTTTTTTACAAGTTGCATGGATGTTTGTGAGTATTATCTCAGCGTGTATCGTCAGGCCTACCATGTGCTCCTCCCTGGTCTGTTCCCTGGGCGTCATCCGCTCTCCATGTTGCCAGCGGCCTGTTTCCGTTCCTAGGTGCCTGTTTTTTCCGTTACCCCGTGTCTTACTTCCATCTGCGCGGGCGATCGGGGTGCCGGGTATATCAGCACCCACCCTGATTTATCCTCTCATTTTAAGTATTTAAGCGCCTGTGCAATCCGCGCATTTAACTCATCATCGCTCATCGAGTGCATATTAATATCTGCCTGCATATTAATATCAGATTTTATGTAATCACCCCATTTTTTTGGCACTAACTTTGATAGTAGCCATTTCCTCGTGTCAACGCGCAGGCGCGACCTATTAATGTTCTCACGGTCAACAAATGATTTCCCCTCCTCTGTAAACGCCATATCCAGCGAGGAATCATCTGCAATATCAAGGATTTCCTCGGCCATTAACCCGCATTGATCTGCCTTTGCTCGTGCGTATTGCTCGTTAAACTGTCCATCGGTGTTTAGCCATACCATCACTTGTGATAGGTCTGGACATTTGTCAATTTCCGGTTTTAATTTTTTGAGGATTGTTTTTATAGAGTTGGTTGTAGTTGATATTTCATAACAAATACGCTGTTGTATGTTTTTTATTTCTGCGGCTGTACGGGTTTTTGGTCGTCCACCGGCATGTTTTGGTTTTGCAGGGGGTGTCATTTTTTTGCCTCCATTTTGCTCCAGCATACTCCTTT